CTATATGATTTAATATATAAAATTATACTATAGAAAAATATTTATCTTTAATGTTCAGTACTCTATATTACAGAATGTACTTATTAGCCATAGAATTATATATTAAATATAGTACTATATAGTTTAACAAAACAATAAAATTATCTGTTATAGGATAATCATATTTAATATTAATACTTGTTAACTTAATATAGTATTTGGCTATATTGTACATAAATTGGCGGTTTGTCCCCACTTCCCCGCGGCTTAATATATGAAATACTCACAAAAACCAAAAAAATAATTGACAAAGCGGAACATATAGTAGTAAAATGAAGCTGTAATTGAACGGAAAGGAGTGGAAAAAATGAAACAAGATGAGTTTGCAAGAATACTGTCGAAGCGTGCGAAAATCACACGGAGTCAGGCTGATAGAGTGGTAGAGGAAGGAATAGAACTCATTAAGGACTTACTGATAGAGGGAGAAACGATAAGATTTCGCCGCTTTGGTGTGTTTAAAATTGTTCACAGACAGCCCCGGCTTGCGTATGCACCTAAAGCTGAAAAATTGGTAGAAGTACCTGAGAGGGATAGCCCAACATTCAGCTTCACAGAAATTGCGAAAAGGGACATAGCGGAGGGAAGTAAGATATAAGATGATACTGAGTCAACTACCCCGACCTACGGCTAACGCTTTAGAGGTCGGAGCTTGTAAAAGCTCAAATTGACTACGTTTTACTTAGAGGTGTGGGACTTCTTGCTCACGGCTAATTAAAGGAGGATAGCTCGCAATTGATGATACTGATAAAAAATCGTGACGGCAAAAAAATGGCGGTCGATATATCTAAGATTGAGTTCATAGAGGAGCTGCGGAAAAATGGCTCGGTGAAAATCGGACTCAATTCGGGAATTAGCTTTGTGGTGTATGACATAATGTTTGATACACTATTAGATATTATCGTCAAAGAAAATGACAAGGTTGTGATAGAAGTTGAATCAACACCAACATAATATGTTTGTAACACTTGGGGCTTCAAATCATAGTGACGGGATCAGGGAACAAAATGACTATTACGCCACAGACCCGAAAGCTGTAAGATTATTATTGGAGCGTGAACAATTCTCTTCTGCTGTTTGGGAATGTGCCTGCGGACAAGGACACCTAAGCGAAGAGTTGGCTCGGGGGGGGGTATGAAGTATTCAGCTCCGATTTGATTAATAGAGGCTACGAAAAAACTGAAATAATTGACTTCCTGAAATACGACAAGCCAAACGAAATGGATATAATAACCAATCCGCCCTATAAATATGCGTTGGAGTTCATAGAAAATGCATTAAGGATATCGAAGGACGGAGTGAAAATTGCTATGTTCTTGCGGCTTAGCTTCTTAGAGGGCAAAGCAAGAAGAAAATTGTTTGACAGAGAGCCGCCAAAAACTATATATGTGTTTAGCGGCAGAATAACCTGTGCGAAGAACGGACGATTTGACCTGTACACTTCCACCGCAATGGCGCACGCTTGGTTTGTTTGGCAGAAAGGATATAGCGGAAAACCAACCGTTCAATGGATAAATTAACTGACAAGGAGGACAGCTTGTAATTGAAGATATTGAGTATAGATGCAAAAGACCTGTACAACACACAAGATTATAATATACGCAAGGCAGACGGCAGCTTTAATTTCAAAAGATTTAACGCAACATACGATAATAGCCTTGATTGAGAAAGTTGTCGCACACTCGTGACTTTAGTCGTGAGTAAGACAACCTAAAACAGTCAGTATACATAGAAATATGTATATAGTGGTAGTCTCACACTACCCAATACTAATCTAATTGCTGGAAAACCCTAAAGCTATTCAAACCACAACGTAATATCTGAAAAGATATAAGCGTGACGGTGACGAAAGTAGAAAAAATTGAATAGATGGTGCAAGGTTAAATCCTAAACACTAAAAAATGGACAATCAGCAGCCAAAGCCGAAAGGCAAGGTTCAACGACTATCCCTCTTGAGGGGAGTACACACAAGCGTGTGGAAATGGTTAGACCCAAACAGATAATGCTGTGGGATAAGATATAGTCTGTGCTTATGTGAAAGCATAAGAAGTTCATAAGAGAACTGTATAGAAAGTAGCGTTTCTATATGAACGACAACCTCAAAAAAACGATTAAAGTAGGATTCTTACATATGTTACAAAGTCAAAAGCACAAATGAGGTGAGATAATGGAACGTGCCTATAAATTTAGAATATATCCAAACAAGCAACAGCAAATATTGATTGCAAAAACTTTTGGGTGTAGTAGGTTTGTGTATAACTATTATCTCAACAAGAGAATTGAAATTTATAAAAAAGATAAGTCTACAATGTCTTGCAATCTTTGTAGTAAAGATTTAACACAGTTAAAGAAAGAGCTTGAATGGCTTAAAGAGGTAGATAAATGTGCGTTGCAAAATTCATTAAAAGATTTGGACAATGCTTATAATAAGTTTTTTAAGGAACATTCAGGCTTCCCTAACTTCAAATCAAAAAAGACAAATAAATATTCATACAGAACGACATACACAAATAATAATATTAGAATAACGGATAATAAAATAAGATTGCCTAAAATTGGTTATGTAAAATATTGTGACAAGCAGATTGTTCAAGGAAGAATATTAAATGCAACAATCACAAAAGAGCCGAGTGGTAAATATTATTGCTCCGTATGCTGTACTGACGTGTCAAATATACCTTATAACAAAACGGGTTGTGCTGTAGGAATAGATTTAGGTCTGAAAGAATTTGCTATCACATCGGATAATGAGCATATAGGAAATCCAAGATATTTAAAACAGTCATTGCAAAAACTTGTGAAATTACAAAGACAGCTATCACGAAAATCAAAGGGTAGTCAAAATCGTAATAAAGCAAGGATTAAAGTTGCAAGACAGTTTGAAAAAATAGCCAATCAGCGTAAGGATTTTCTTAATAAGTTATCTACAAGACTTGTGAAAGAGTATGATGTGATTTGTATTGAAGATTTGAATATAAGTGGAATGATGAAAAATCATAAACTGGCACAAGCCATAGGTGATGTAAGTTGGTATGAATTTATAAGACAGTTGCAATACAAAGCCAAATGGAATGATAAGCAAGTCATTAAGGTAGATAGATTCTTTGCAAGTAGTCAGACTTGTAATTATTGTGGTTATGTAAACAAAGACGTAAAAGACTTGTCCATAAGGGAATGGACTTGCCCTAACTGCAATACATTACATCAAAGAGATGAAAACGCTGCGATGAATATTCTCAATGAAGGATTGAAAAATATAGCTTAGGTATATGTAAGAACCGTAGGAACTACGGGGATAGTTTGGTAAATATCCTGTCATCAGACGGGAGTTCCCAAAAATCCTGCGACTTTAATCGTGGGAGGTTCAGCTACCTGTATTGAAAAATATTTACCGAAAGAAATACAGAAACAACCGCTTTGTGTTTACAGACGGCAGAGCGGAATACACTCAACAGATAATCAATGTGACATTCCTGTACAGCGACAAAGAATACAATTTAGCAAGAAAAAATCTGTATGTAAAAAGCCGAACCGATTATTACGCAATGGACTTAATTAATCACAGCTGCGTACAAGACGGTGTTTTACTTGCCATAGAGGTCGACAAAGAATTAGATGACGAACCTTTAAACAATGATTTACTTTCGCCTTATTTTGCTTACGATGAAGAGAAAAATTGTTATGTAGTGGCAAAGCAGCCCGAAACAACAATGTCGAAAACAGAATTGCGAAAGTGGATATATGAAAACGGCTTTGTGTGTGACGGCATAAAATATGTCAGGTTCAAAAGAACAGCAGGTGCCGCAAGAATAGGTAAGTGCTTATTCATCAATGAACAACTGTATAATGACTTCCACAAATGGGAGGATATGGGTGTAAATGCAACAGAGGGAAAGCCGATAGACCTTGCAGCATACGAAACATATAAATCATTATCGGGCAGCTCCATAATCGACACAATAAAAATCAACCCCGAGAGCATTTTAATTATAGATGATTATGATAGCGTATTTCACGAAGATTGTGTGAGAGTTTACAATACGAATGGTGAGTTAAAAGCAGAAGAAGCGAATTGCAAAATAAAAAATTCGATTTGGGACGGGCAGAGCTTACTTGACGAGAGCGTGTTCCAATCCTCTAAATACAAAAACAAAAGTATGTTGCTGCTCCGTGAACGAATGGCAAAGACCGCCGCTTTCCGTTGTGACATTCAGAAGTGGTTTAAAGACAACAACATAACCGACATCAAGCAATTAAACGGCATAACATTAGCCGATAGCATATCCAAAATAAAAATGATAACCACTCCGAACAGTATTAAGTTCTGCAAGTTCGGCAGCGGTTTGGATTGGTTAAAAAGAATTGACGGCAACTTTGGGATAGTGAAATATGAAAAGAAAACGCACTATTTTGAAGGCGAGATTGTTCGGGTTCATTACCAATTACTTAACACACTACAGCTTTCAAAAGAACAAGTATATGATTTGTTACAGGACTCCTTTAATTTTGCTCAATTATTAAAAGACAAGCCGTCCGTTGTGAGATATTTTATAAACTTCCCGTACAAAACAAATATTGAACAGATGAATAACAACAACGAAGTTATATATAACTTGTTATCTGTTAACAATAAGTTTTGCAAGACAACACTTTATAAAGATTTTTTGAAAGACATACTGCGTTCTTATTATAGTAATTTAAGGCGAGGTCATATTTTTGTTAAAGGGAATTATTCTACCCTCTTAGGAAATCCAATAGAAATGTTGCAAGCGAGTATAGGCAAATTCAACGGAGAAAGTATTATAGGCAAACAAAATATATATTGCAAGAATTTTCAGTTTGACATTGATCTGCTTGCTTCAAGAAGTCCTCACGTTTGCTTCGGAAATATTTTTATAGGACATAACAAAGACAATTCTTTAATCACAAAATATTTACCCAATCTCACAAATGAGATAGTCGTAGTTAATAGCATAGGCGAAAATCTGTTGAATAGACTTAGCGGAGCAGACTTCGATTCAGACACAGTTCTGTTGACAAATAACAATACACTCATAAAAGCCGCTAAGAAGAATTACGATATATTCAAAGTGCCTGTAAATGAAATAGAAGCCTCCAAAATATCAAGAGTTTACAGCACCGATGAAATGGCAGACCTTGACAACAAAACTTGCGAAAACAAGATAGGCGAAATAGTAAACTTTTCACAAATCCTTAACACGCTGTATTGGGATAAAATCGGAAGTGGCAAAAAAGTCTCCGATGAGGAAATGAAAGACCTATACAATGACATTGTGCTGCTTGACATTTTATCGGGAACAGAAATTGACTCGGCAAAAAAAGAGTTCGACATTTCTTCAAGCAGAGAACTGAAAAAGCTACGCAAGAAATATAAAAAGTATCTGTTCGACAAAGACGAGGAAAAAGATGTTATCCCCTATTTCTTTGAACACATATCAAAGTTAAAGGGATATTACAATCCGCAACGAAAAAAATATCTCAAGCATAGTTCGACTATGGATTTTGTAAGTGAGATTGTTAAAAACTTTAAAGTCAAGAACACCGACACCTCTAACCTAACATTTGCAAGCGTTGTTAATGACGAATATATAGATGTTAGTAAAGTGAATTATACTAAAATAAATCAGTGTATAGACACGGCTGTGTATATGTTGTTAAAGGACAAAAATAATCTAAGCGGATTTCAAGAAGAGATAAACAATATAAATATCTCAAAAACATCAATGCTGTATTTATTACAACAATTCGACTTAATAAAAAGCTTTCCGACAAAAATTCTTATTTTGAGAGGGTTTTTCAGTTCGTTGCCCGATGTTTTTGAAAAATGTATAGCCGAAGCAAGAGATAATATTTATTCCATAGAGAAAAATTCAAGCGGTGAAATTGACATTTTCGGGATAAAATATAGTGAAATTTTGCAAAAATGAGGTGGTTTTCGGGCAAAAACATACCGCAAAACCGCATAAAACCGTCATTTTCAATTCATACTATATGGAGAGAGAGTAAAAATATAGAAATATATTTGTAATAGCAGTACCTATAATAGAGGCAACAGACGAAATTTTTTCTGACTTCTTCGTGTTCTCCTTGTTTACATAAAAAATAAGCGACTGTTGCTTCTCTTATAGGTATTGCCAATCAAAGAAAGGAACGGAATACAAAATGAACAGAAAAACATTTGTCAAAAAGCTTGCTGAAAGAAGCGGAAAATCTTTAGTGGAAACAGAGCATTTTATGTTTGAGCTTGAAAGCCTTATGCTTGACACACTTTTAGAGCGTGATTCAATCAGCTTTATGGGATTATTCAAAATCGAACCAAAGGTTATTAAGGGGAGAATAAGAAAACTCCGTGGCAGAGAGATTGAAAACAAGACAAGGCTCGGAATAAGACTTGGTGTATATCCTTCGTTAGTGGAAAGGTTAAGGGAGCAGAATGTGGGAGAGTAAAACTGATGTAGAAGCCGTCCAACAAAGAAGCCTAAATACACACAAATATTTTTTCAGGAATGTGTGTTTTCTTAAGAAAGATGCAAAAGCAACTTTAGAAGCCTTTGCACAAACTGTCGCTTATCTTTTATGCAAGAAAGGCGAATTTAAGATTAGCAAATTTGGAAAATTCGAGGTAGACTTCGGTACGCCTCGAAATAAGGTTGTGCACAAGAGGAAGTGTGTAGAGGAAGGACGAATAACAATCAAATTCACAGCATCAGGCTACTTAAATAAAAAGGTATTGGAGTATTACGGAAACCCCGAAGGACTACAAAAGGACTATGAAGAATGAGAAAACTAAAAGGTTCAACACTTTCAACAACAGCAAGTGCTACAGAACATAAAAAAAATATACTCAACGCATATAATGAATTAGCGAGTAGTGACAAAGCGGATTTGTTATCTAAAATGGGGCTTGGAGAAAGCTTTAATTATTGTCCTATGTGTGGAAAAGTAAAGTCGAAATCTAAATTCTTCAAGAACTACGACAAAAAATTAAAGTCCTCACTAAGCAATATTTGTGAAGATTGTGCTTTAAAGGTATGTTATCCTGACGGGCGAAGATGTAACAGAGAAACATTAACAGAAGCTCTGAAATATTTAAACCGCCCAATGTTGTATAACATCTATGACGATGTTTCTTTAGCGGTTTCAAGTGCCCCTGCGTTAGAGAAAAAAGAATATTTATTATTTAGAGAATATTTAGAAAAGATTAACGGCTCGGTGCTATATCAAAAAATGGATTATAGCAATAGTGACAACCTAAAGGTTCACGAAGCACCGAAAACAAAAAGGGAAGTATCGCAAGAAGCGCAAGACAGATATTACAGAAACAGAAAAGATGTTATTCGTATTTTAGGTTATGATCCATTCAAAGATTATCCGTCAGAAGATGAAAAGCCTTTATTATACGCACAATTTGTCAACTTCGTAGATGAAGAAGCAAAAGATGACGGAATGAAACTTGCTGCAATCGTTCAGATTGTTAAAAAGTTAAATCAAGCCGAGATATTGAACAGGCATATAGAAAATCTTATTTTGGATAATTCTACAATAGACGATATCCAAAAAATGGAAAGTACCTCTAAACAAATAATAGATATTGTCAACAATCTTGCTAAAGACAATGGTATAAGCGTAAACCACAACAATAATAAATCAAAAGGCGCTCACACATTATCAGGCAAAATGAAAATGCTTGAAGAAATAGGATATAGAGAAGCAAAGGTAAATACATTTGATGTTGGCACTTGTAAAGGTATGGAGCAAGTGGCTGAAATCAGTATGAAAGCTATCTTAAATCAAATAGGTAATGACGAATCTGTTTTATCTGAAACACTGCAAGCTAATTTAAAGCGATTATCGGAATTGGAGAAAGAATATAACGATATACACGAAAAATACAGATTATTGTTAGTTGAAAATTCAGACTTAAAAGAATATATCAAGGAAGTAGGTGTGCTTAATGAGTGAGTACACCTTTTTTGTTAAGCCAAATTTATATGATGTAACAAACAAGTTGTTAGATGAATACGACAGATTAAGTCAATTTATTAATTGGGGAAGAAGAAACCCCACCGCCTTTGCGGAACAGATATTCGGAATAGAGTTCACAGACTACCAAAAGTGGTGTTTTATGATGTCTTGGAACACCGATAATGTTGTTTGGTGTATGACTCGAAATGGCGGTAAATCAATATTAGCGGTTATCTTCTTAATGTGTAAAAGCTTATTGGTACCACATTTCACAGCATATATTTTATGCGGTGTAGGAAGTCAAAGTGTAGAACTATATTCTAAACTTGAAGCTCTTGCAAAGAAAAACATTCCGTCCTTTAAAACCTTAACTGATGTTTATTACAACGAGGTTATAAAAGACGGAGCAAACAAAAACGGGTTTAGACACAATCCCGCAAGCTACAACCATTCGTTGTATAACGGCTCGTCAATATATACCCTGAACGGAGCTTATGATAACAACCGTTCAAGACGAAGCAATTTAAATGTGTATGACGAATGTATGAACTCACCCGATGAATTATTTAAGACAAGTGAACCTTTCACATTGCAAAATACAAAATTTCAATTGGGTGTGGATTATAACGAACAAGACATCTTGAAAGAACCCACTCCGTTTGCAAATCAATTATTGTATTGTTCATCTGCGGGCAGTAAAGAACAATATTTTTACAGCAAATACAGAGAGTGTGCAATAAAAATGTTGGCAGGCGACAAAAGATATTTTTGCGCCGATATAAATTGCGACATTGTTATAGGTGCAACAAGACGAGGAGTTTTACTTCCCGAACCTCTGTTAAGGCAAGAACAAGTTGACTCCGCAATGGAAATAGACAAGGACACCGCTTTAAGAGAATATTATAACAAGTTCGACAACGAAGGCGGAGAAGGTCAAATTATATCAAGGTCAACAATAATTAAAAACTCAATTATTATGCTTCCGCAATTAAAAAGCGAGGGAAAAGACAAGAAATACATTATAGCATACGACCCTGCAAGAATGGCAGATAATTCAGCTGTAGTTATAGGCGAATTATACAAAGACGAAAAAGACGAATGGCGAATGAAAATTGTCAATTGTCAGACCTTAATGGAAGTATGCGAAAAGAAAAACAAGCCGAAAAAGATTACATCACAAATTGAGATATTAAAACAAATCCTTGTTGATTATAACGGTGATGCACTTGATTACGACAACATTGTTAAGTTTCTTGTCGATGCAGGAAGCGGCGGTGCAGGTGTACCTATAACAGATTTTCTATGCAATGATTTTGTTATAGGTGATGAAAAGCACAGAGGACTTATTGACAATAGTTTTAACAAAGGAGACCGTTCAAAATACCCTTCTGCTATAGATAATGTCTTAATGTTAGTTAAGCCGCAAACATACAAATCAGATATGTTCGAGGCGACAATAAAGATGTTAGATGAGGGTGTGATTGAGTTTCCCGAAGCATATACAAATAAAGGTTATATAAAACTCTTGTATGAAGTTGGCAAAAACGGTGATAAAAAGCTTTGCAAACGATATCCCTCCGAAGTTGAATACGAAAAAATCAGTAAAGCGGGTAAGGATATCATAGAAGAGACAATAGAGTTAAGCAAAGAACAAGAGGTTGCGCTGCAACAGATAGATGCAATGAAAACCGAGATTGTCAATATATATAGATACAAAAGAGATACGGGGAAAGATAGGTTTGATTTATCAACCGATAAGGCGAACAAATTACACGATGATAGATGTTATTGCTTTATGATGTTGGGCTGGTATCTTAGTCTATTGCGAAGAGAAAAAATAATAAAGCCCAAAAACAAATATAGTGAGAACGAAAAATCAAAATACATTCAATTTAGACAGCCGAAAAGAATTTCGGGTTTGTCATAGAAAGGCGGTGATGACCTATAACAGCAGAAGAATTAAAGCAATGGTATAACAAATACGGAGCTGCAATAGAAAGGTTTGAAAACACAAGAAAGATTGTAAACCTAATCAACAAAAATAAAGACGACCAAAGAACTTATAAAACATTTTCAAAAGAGTTGTTCAGAGGGTTTTTAAGAAATCCCTCGTCAAGTCAAAGAAACATAAGAGAATTATCACGATTTTTATATTATAGGTCTAATCCGTACCGTAGGTTAATATGGTACAACGCAACTATGATTGACTTAAAAGCAAGAAGCGTTATTCCATATCGCAACCTAATGGACGAAAATCCGAACAAGAAAAAGATTTTAGCAAGATACTACTCAACACTTACCGTGTTAGAAAAAATGAATTTATCTCTTGAATTTTTAAAGCTTTATATTACGGCTTGGAGAGAAGATGTTGCTTATGGTGTATCTTACTATGATAAAACAGGGTTCTTTATACTGCCGCTTGACGGCAATTATTGTAAGGTAACAGGCACTTACTATGACGGCACTTTAGCATTCAGCTATGATATGAGTTGGTTTAAAAATAGGCAAGAACAATTAGAAATGTATGGTGAGCCTTTTACAACAATGTATCAAAAGTATCTTGAAGAAGGTGCATCAGCTAAATGGCAAGAAGTACCACAAGAGAGGGCTGTTTGTTTAAAGGTCAACATAGACGATTTATTGTTGCCTTTACCGCCTTACATTGCGTTGTTTAACTCAATTATATCACTTGCCGACTTAGAGGAGATACAAGCCGTAAAAGACGAAATGAGCATATATAAAATGATTGTTGCGACTATACCACTGACAGGCTCGGAAGTTGTTGACGATTTTGCGGTCAATCCCGAAACGGCACTTGAATATTATAACAAAATGGTTGAGAACTTACCTGAATATGTGGGTGCAACAATGACTACCGTTCCGTTAACAACATTGTCATTTAATGACGATGCCGCAAAAGATGTAAATACTATCGAAAATGCAACGGAAACATTGTTTAACACAAGCGGTGGTGCACAGATACTTAATTCAAGTTCTATTAGCGGAGCAACAGCCGTCACAATGGCTTTAATATCTGACGGCAAGTATGCAACAAGTTCACTGTTACCGCAAACCGAACAGATAGTAAACCGTCTTTTAGGTTACATTCTAAAAAATCCTGCAAAGGTTAAATTTCTTGATGTTACTCCGTACACAAAAGATACATTCAAGAAATCTATTAGAGAAGATGCTACTTATGGTATGCCAAACAGATTAATGTTAAATACTCTTAATGGCATAAGTGAGCTTGAAACATTAAGCTTAAAATTCCTTGAACAAGATATACTTGATTTGCAGAATGAGCTTATTCCTGTTCAAAGCACACATACGCAAGCATCGGGAACAGAAAAGGATATTGACGAAATGACAGACGAAGGGATTGAGACTCGTGACGGAGATAAAAACAGCTAAATTTATTATTACAGAAAATCCCGATACAGTAAAAGCCTTAGAAAGTGAGGGCTTAACACTAATTCACAAAATAAAAGAGAGGTATTATTTTTTGAATGACGGTGTAAAACGAGATTTAAAGGGAGTAGCATACACAAGTATGTTAGTTTGCTGAAAAAATGGAATTATACAATGGCGATTGCTTACAAATTATGAAACAGATACCCAATGAAAGTGTTGATATGGTGCTGTGCGACCCTCCTTTCGGGACGACTGAATGCGAGTGGGATATACCAATTAATTTGGAAATTCTTTGGAATGAATATAAAAGGGTTTGCAAAAAAAACGCTTGCATAGCACTTTTTTCTCAAATGCCGTTTACGGCAGATTTGGTAAACAGTAACAGAAAAATGTTTAGGTATGAGTGGATTTACAAAAAGACAATGGCAACAGGCTTTCTTAATGCAAAAAAGATGCCACTAAAAGCACACGAAAACATTCTGATTTTTTACAATAAATTACCCACATACAATCCACAAAAGACCAAAGGTAAGCCATATACACAAACAAGACATACAACAAGCGAAAACTACAAGGCACAAGGATTATCAAAAACCATAAATCTTACGGGTGACAGATATCCATTAGACGTTATCGAGTTTAAAAATGGCGGTTGGAAACGCTATCATTCAACACAAAAGCCCGTTGAATTATGTGAATACCTTATAAAAACGTACACCAACGAAGGCGAAACAGTTCTTGACAACACTATGGGTAGTGGCACAACAGGAATAGCTTGTATCAACACTAATAGAAATTTCATAGGTATTGAGAAAAGCGAAGAATATTTCGCAATAGCAAAAGACAGAATTTACGAAAGGAGGAATATCCTTGAAAACAGTTCAGGAAGTATGTGAATACTTAGGAATTGAGTTAAACAATATTAAAAGATTTGACTATAAAGCAGACAAGGACAGCAAAAAAGAAATTGTGCTGTTTGCCGAGGGAAATATTGATATTGATACAGACAAAGACTTTCTCACGGAAGGACTTATGCCTGTACATATCAAAGCATTTCACACGGAGAAAAATTTGAATAATTCTTACATATCGTTAGAAAGTGCAAAAGAAGCATTGCCGTCAATAAAGAACAGACCTATTCTTGCAAGAATAATTGAGCTTGATGACGGCACAAAACATTTTCACGAACACGATATGAGAATAACCGAAAGCGGTGATATACACTATATAGAAAAATGTATAGGTGTAGTTCCCGAAAGCTGTAACGCAACTATAACTTATGATGAAGAAAATCAGAAGAATTTTATAGAGTGTGACGGCTTTATTTATGAAGAGTACGGCAACGAAGCAGCCGATATAATCAAGAGGGAAGGGAGTATAAAGGTTTCTGTAGAACTTGGTGTACTTGAATTTCACATTGATGTTGAGGAAGAAGATGTCGTATTTTATATAGATAAATTTTATGTTAGCGGAATTACCTGTTTAGGTAAGGAAACTGACGGAACAACCATTAAAGAAGGTATGGAAGGAGCGAGATTAGACATTATGAAGAAAAATTTTGAAAACACAGAAGTTAAACCTGAAAACAAGAAACTTGAAACAAATGTTGTTGAGAATGAAGAAAAGGTTGAAAACGCAGTTGTTGACGAAATTTCTGTAGTAGATGCCGACACGGGCGAGGTTGAAGTTATTGACTTACCTCCTGTTCCAGAAGATATAGCCGAAATCAAGGAAGATTTAAAAGCTATTAGAGAACTTGTTGACAGTTTGCAGGAAGAAGTTACTGCACTTAAAGCGGATCGTGAAGAAGAAATCATTGACGATTTATTTGAGGACGATGCATACGCAGAAATAGCTGACACAGAGGTATTCGCAAACCTCAAAAACAACAAAGCAAATTACACAAATGAAGAACTTAAACAGAGACTCGATGATGCAATTACTTGTTTCAAAGCAGGCAAAGACACTGTAAAGAACACAGTAAGCAAGGTATCGTTTGTAAATGATACTGAAAGAAAAAAGAGTGCATACGGCAATCTGTTTAAATAAAAAATTATTAAGGAGGAAATAAAAAATGGCAAGTATTTTTTCAAATTTAACAAATGCTACAAAGCATACTGTCGCTACTTCCACAGAGCTTGAGGCTACTCGTGGCGGAGCACACATATATGATATCGTTATTTCTCAAAATATGGATAACGGAACGATTGTAGGTAAAGGCGCTTACGACGGCAATATGCATTATGCTATGGCTTCATCTACAGCTTTTACGGGCAAGATAATCAGAAAAGAAGCAAACGGAATTTATCAGGTTCAGGTATTGACAGCTACAAACGCAATTCTCTTACTTCAACCCCCTGTAATCCCCGAAGGATATAACAAGCTCACCAATTCCGAGTATCTCTTCTATAATGCAAGCGGCGATATAGTTAGAGGTTATGAGCTTATGCCCGGAGATGTATTCGGTATTACAGCCGAAGGTTTTACAAGCACACCCAAAGTAGGTAAGAATGTTAGTGTTTCAAGCTATAAGCTTGCAGTAGCAGCGTGATATAGAGAGGAGGAAACCAAAAATGAAAAATAGTTTTTTAAAAGTTTTTTCTGATGAAAATGCTGTTAACGATTACAAACAGCTTATGACAGATTACGCCCTCGGCAGACTCGAGGACGGTGTTACAAAGAAAGAAGCTAATGATAAAATAAGACAGATACAGCTTAACTTAATGGGTATTTATTCCGAAAATCCCACAAAGAGAGAAATTACAAAGGCTATGAGAAAGCACAAAACAGAAGTGTTTGAGCTTATCGAAGATACTGTAATTAATCTTTCTAATGAAGGTTGGGGCAACAGTCCTTTCTACAACAGATTTGTTGAGAGAAGGTCGGGTGCTTTAGGCGATGCAAACGAGTTCTATGTTGAAAGTGCCGCACTTCTTACAGTTGAAAAATTCAGCGGAGCACATCACAACATTTTCAGACAGAAACTCGGTATAGGTGAAGCATTTGCTGTTCCTACAAACGCATACGCAATAAAGATATATGAAGAGTACGAGCTTTTCATTACAGGTAGAATTGACTGGGCTGAATGCATAACAAAAGTTTACAAGAGCTTTGACTTTTATACAAACACTATGATAGCCGAGGCGGTACAGGGTATTGCTACACAGCTTCCCAACGCAAGTATCTTTTCTAAATCAGGTCAGCTTGGCTCTGCAACAAAAGATACTTTTGATGAACTTGTAGAAAATGTGCAGGCTGCCAACAATGGTGCTAAAGTTGTGATTATGGGTACAAAGACAGCTCTTAGAAAGCTTGAAGCTATAGTTGATGTTGATTGGGCTTCTAATGAATATAAATACGATAGAGAGCAGCTCGGCAGAATTGGTTCTTACGGCGGCGATGATGTTCTTGAAATTCCTCAGGTATTCGCTAACGGTGACTATACAACTAAGCTTGTTGATGATGACAAGATTTATATTATTGCTGAAAACAATCAGTTTATCAAACTGTTTGACGAAGGCGATGATATGATAGTTGAAAGAACTGAAATTGACGACAACAGAGATATGACAGTTGAATACGAGTACATTAAGAGAATGGGCTACGGTATTGTCATTTCCGCACAGTTCGGACTTTGGACTATAGAAGAATAAAATCAGTGAATTAGTAGTAAAATCAAGTTGTAATTTAAAGGAGCAAAAAATGGAGAGCAAAACAACTAAATCTGCCGATGCTAATGTGTCGGCAGAAACCAAAACAAGAAAAAAAGTATATAAGGTTGATGACGGTATTCCTTGCAGAAGTATCACCGTTGGCGGTTTGTATATGATTGGAAAAAAGTCGGGAAACCTTTACACTTGGAACAATGTTGACGATGTATCTTATGTTGAGTATGGCGATTTAAAGATAGCCAAACAGTTAAAGTCAAAATTTGTCTTTAATCCTTGTTTTGTTATAGAGGACGAAGAATTAGTCGAACAATGGGAAGATGTTAGCAAAGTGTATGAAAACCTTATTTCATTAGACGAAATAAAAAGTTTGTACAATATGCCGTTGGATAATGTAAAGGCTATTCTTGAAAAGTTACCTAAAGGTGCAAAGAGAAGTGTTGCAGCAATAGCGACAGATGCCGTTAACAATGGCGAATTGAGAGATATTGCTATAATGCAGCTTTTTGACGAAATGATAGGTACTGACTTACAGTTACTTATAGGTAAAAAAACATCAAAGGAAGTGTAATAAATAGTGAATACACTCAATTATAACACTGCATTTGAACATTTCTTAAATCTGATAACCGAATACGATTTTATGAATGTTGATGATGAATATATAGCCTCAAAAGAAAATGAGTGGACTCGTCATATTATCGGTATGCCAAAAGTACGCAGATTATTTACTTCTATATCATTAAACGCAGAAGAACAGACGATTGAATATTCAATGAAAAACAGCGGTGCTTATGATGAGGATTTTATTATTGATTTACTTGCTTTGGGCTATGTTATCTTATGGTTAGAGCCGTATGTTAACTCAACACTTAATCTCAAACAAGTGTTTAGCGGGAAAGAAGAGAAGTTTTATTCTCAATCTGCACATTTAAGTCAAGTGCAAGAATTATATAAATTGAATTATCAAAAATTCGATAAACATATCCGTGACTACGGCTCATACTTTAACGGTTTTATAAAGGATTAAGAAATGGAATACAAGATTGACAATGAGCAAATCTTGAATGAATTTGACAAGTTACATAAAGCAATTCATAGGCTTTTGTATTTCAAAGAAGAGGGGTACGAACACCTCGACTCTTACTTTGAAAGTGTAATGCGGAGAACAGACGGCTTTTTAACTCTTATTGACGAAAAGTCTGAAATTGTTCCGATTTTATCTATTTTACAATCCGCAAGAAATGAAGCGGCAAAAGATAATGATTGTAATTTCAAAGTGTATAGAAAACTTGTTTTTGACATTCACAATTTGCTTGACGAAATAAAGACGAAAAGGAGCGGCGGAGGAGGTTGATATAAATGCCCTCTTTAGCTGACTATAAACAGTATGTCTTAAAAAATCATTCACAAACAGGCACAGTTCATAAAGACAATGCCGATTTAGTAATAGAACAGACTTGGGAAAATGATGTTAGTGCGGTAAAGGCATATATTTATGACTATTATCACGATGACCAAAAAGAGTCTGAAAAAGGGTATAATCCTACAGAGAGCTTAACGAAAACACCAATTGATGCAAAGTTCTTTGTAGATAATTATAATACCCTTTCAAAGGATCAAGTACCGTATTTATTGCAATTTAAACCTTCGCAGGACAATCCGCTTGAATATTTTGAAACGAAATATAAAGCGGAGTTTCCCGTTGGTTTGTATATTGACATTCCCGACAATAAAGGTGTTTACAGAAAATGGCTTATATGTGATAGGTCGTTTGACAGACAGTTTGTAAAGTATAATATACTACCTTGTAATTATGAATTACTATGGATAGATAATGTTAACGGTACTCCCACTAAAAGAAGAATGTGGGGAGTTTCAAGAAGCCGTAACAGCTACAATTCAGGTATATGGACTGATTACAAGTTTACAACTATAGAAAATCAAGACCAATTTTGGCTACCTGTCAACGATATTAGCATACGAATTACATATAACCAAAGACTTATTGTTTCGGCATTAATGGACGAGCCTATAACTTGGCAAGTCACAAAGCCCGAACATAGACACCCTTTCGGAGTTGCAAAACTAACATTATATCAAACCAAATTTGACACAGAACACGATTATGTTAATTTCGATACTGGGGAGATGTGGGCTGATTACTTCTCTTACGGTATTACTCCTACAACACAATCGGATATTACAACGAGTGACTATGTAGAGTTGCGTTATTCGGGCAAATCTATGGTTTTAAAGATAAATGGCACGGCAAAGAAAATGACGGCTATATTACACGAAGGCGACAGCCAAACCGAAGATATTACCCCTAATTGGAACATTGTTTATGACGGCAATGTAATAACGGAAAGCAATGATGATATAATAATTCGATATGACAACAACAAATTATTTTTTACAGCAATCAGCGAAAATGCCTTGAACAAAACTATAACAGTTAAAGCGGCTGTTAACGGTATTGAAAGCGAGGCACAAGAATTATATATCACAGCATTGTAAAAAAGGAGACATAAAATGACAGAAGAAGAATTAAATGAGTTGAAACAACTTAAATACGAATGTGACGATGACAACATAAGAACTAAAGAGATAATTGTACAGGAACTAATAAAAAACAATAAATTGATACATTGTCTCAACAATCCAAAGTTAGACGAGGAAAGCCCTGATGATTATGTTGGCATAAACATCAAGAAAAGTGCTATTTATCCCGAAGTACAAGATATCCCACAAAACTATATAGGTATTGCTGTAAACTCCGAAAAGAGTAGACAAAGAAATGCAAAAGACATAATGTCACTTGTAACAGTAACCTTTTATGTATTTTGTGACGAAAGAACATTGTATGACGAGGAAACGGGGTTATCACGACACGATGAATTAGCTCATATTATCAAAGAAATATTTTCTTATACAAACAAATTCGGCTTAGTGTTAACGGTCAACAAGGACCTTGAAGCAATAACCGATACTCACTATATGACAAGAACACTCTCGTTTACTATGCAATCGCCTAATAACTTATCTAAAAATGGCGGTGCAAGTCGTAATTATTGGAGTCGCAAAGTTGAGTGAAACAATTATCTTAAAAAGAAAAATTGAAATAGCAACAGGTATAAATGTCAAAATCCCGACCGTAGGAGAAATCTTAGATTTGGGAGAAAGTGAGTTTTGGAACGCTATAAATATTATGACTGTTATTCCGAGTGATATAAAATGGCAGCTATATATGTCTAAAATCGACTATATGAAAATTTCCGATTATGAGCTGTTTATAACAATGAGTAAGGGATTGTCAAAAAGGCAATCTCTTTTTTTGTTTGAAGATTTGAATTTAAAGGACTTTAAACTGTTTGTAAACAAAAACACAAAAGAAGTCCTAATGAAGCGTGATGACGGATTATGTATAGACGAAAAGATTTATACAAAATTAGCAGACACATTCAGAAATATTATAGGAAAAGAAAAAAAAGTCGAAAAAGCAAAAAACAGAGCGGTGAAAAAAATACTTTTAGACGAAAGTCATAGAAAGTATTTAAAGAACAAAGATAAGCCGTTTAAATCTATGCTTGAAGATATGATTATAACATTAGTCAATTCTCCTGAATTTCCCTATAATTACCAAACCATACAAGATGTGACATTAGTTCAACTCATTAAGTCTATTAAACAAATTAACAAGAGGGTTTATGCTCTTGCTACAATACAAGGTTCAATGAGCGGCTTTGTTGACTCTAAAAAGATTAACAGAAAAGCCTTTGACTGGATGTCGGGAGACAACACTTCCGATACACAAAATGTTTCCATAAACGGTATATAAAAAAATAAAAAAAGGGAGGAAATAAAAAATGGCATTAACAAATTATAATGACTTGATTTGGGATAGAGTTGTTGAAGCAAGATTTTTCACAACTGATTACAAGTTTATTTGTAACCTTAACGATATCTCAAATTTCACAATCAATGGTACTTCTACCACAAAAGATAAGACAGACTCAATGGGAGTTCTTATCAAGAGATATTATCAGGCTAAGGCTATTGAGGTTAGCGGCGAGAACGCTACTTTTAACTTTGGTCTTGCGGCTTTACAGTTCGGAGGAGACCCCATTGTTGCGACAAGTGCTGACAAGATAGCTGTTCCTACTTCACAGCATTTTGAAATTGCACAGGGAACAACCACAGTAACACTTGCTGCGGCACCTATAGCAGGTACACTTATGGTTGCGGCTACGGACAGTTCAGGTTTGGTAACAGTAGGCGGTCAGTTTGATGTAGCTACAACAGCCGATGCAACTCACTACGCAATAAGCGGAACAACTCTTACTGTTCCTACAGGCTATACAGGCGGTCTCTCAATCAGATATGACAGACAGTCTGCCGATGCAATAAAGGCGGTTGATTACTCTGATAAATTCCCCGAAACTTGTATTCTTGAAGTAGATGTACTCTGCTGTGCAAAGTGCGACAAGGAAAGTACAGATGTAGCAACATTCCAGTTCCCTTCGTTCCAGATGTCGCCCGACTTTAGTATTTCTACAACAACAGACTCCACACACAATTTTTCGGGTGCAGCACAGTCCGATGCTTGTTCTTGTGCTAAGTCACTTGTAAATGTTTATTTTGCAAGCGATTTTGAGTATTCAGACCTTAATGACGATAATTGTTAAGTAGGTGAACAAAATGGCAATGGGAAAAAATAATAAGGTTTGTTTAATCTGCGGGAAAGCGTATTCTTATTGCCCTTCTTGCAGAAAAACAGAGCCGGGTTGGAAAAATCTTGTAGATACCGAATTGTGTCTTGATATATATTATGCTTTATCGGAATATTATACAAGTGGCGATGCCGAGCCGATAAAGAAAGTTCTGAAAGAGAACAATATAAAAGACTACTCAATGTTTGCTGAACGCACAATAAATCAGATTAACGAAGCATTAGGCAAAACGAAGTCTACAAAGAAAGAAACCGAATAATTATGCAGGGGATATGGATATTATTTTCATATCCCCATTTTTTTGAAAAAAGAAAGGAGGGATTGTATTGTTACTAATGGGATTTGACTCTTCAACAAGGTCAACAGGTTATAGTGTTTTTAATGGCGATAAATTAGTTAAATATGGGTGTATAGACTTAACAGAGGAAAAAGATACGGAAGTTAGGATAGCAAGAATGATAAAAAACATAACATACTTGCTCAATAAGTACAATCCCGATGAAGTGTCTGCCGAACAAATGGTAGTTGGAAGAAACCTTGACACAAGTAGAAAATTAATATTTGTATTATCGTCTATAGTTGTGTGGTGCTACCAAAACGACAAAAAGCTTACATTATACATTCCCACACAATGGAGAAAAATAACAACGGTAACACAGTACGCAAAAGAAAGAGAAGATTGCAAAAGAGTAGCAAAGATAATAGTGGACACTCTTTTTAACATAGATACGAACGATGATGTAGCCGAGGCTATCTTGATTGGATTAGCAAGGGTAATAGAAAACGGCGAATGTCATATTAACTTTTGGAAATTAAAGGACAAGAAAGGGTTAGAAAAATGAGATTGATGTTTGATATGGATTTAGAAATAAACAATTTGAAAAAATCCATAAGACAAGCTAATAAAAATGTTATAGCAAAAGCAAGTCAAGAAACATCTGATTTTTTCAAAAAAAGATATAAAGAAGCTATAACACATTTCTACAAGGACTATGTTCCTACGGTATATAAAAGAGTCAATAATTTTCGCAACAATTCTTATGATATACAAATAAAGGCAAGCGGGTTAATAGCATCGGAAGTATTGTTTGAAGCAAGTCCTGAGAAAATGTATGGCGGTTACAAAGATGCATTTGGCAACCCGCTAACCAATGAAGAGGTTCAAAGAGCATTTGAGGCTGTTATGTGGGGATATCACGGTATGCCACAAATTCATATAACAGAGCCGTCTTTTTATACCGTAATAGAAAATATGGCGGAAGATTTAGATATTAACGGTATTTTGGAAACAGCTATTATATCAGAGTTAGGAAGGGTGTGAGTAAATGGCGGATATAAACAAGAATATAAAAATAACTTGGCTAAGTGATGATGCAAAGTTTACGCAACAAATAAAAAATATACAAAATTCACTTGAAGCTATAAAAAAATTTGGAAATGATTTTGAGTTTAACATTAATGAAAAAACAATGGGAAACATCAATTCCGTATTTACAAGCATTTCCAAACTAACGACAGAGATAAAAACAATAAACGAATCGCCTTTAACAATAAATGCGGACACAAAAGGTTTAGACTCGCTGATAACTAAACTTACATCTATCACCGAAATGATTGATAAAGTCAACAAAAGCGGTGTTAGTTTAAAGGGTAGCCAAACAGGCGGTCAAACAACAAATACAAAAACAACAACAAATGGACAGCCCAGCGTTAAGATGAACGGGCAAGTTCAACGCAAAGGCTTTGTTACAGATACGATTGAAACAGGTGAAAACTACACAAGAATTAGACAAAGCAATTTGTCGGGCGATAAGATAGTAACAACACACAGAGAAAAGAAAGATGAAAATGGAGTTCCATATATTTCCACATCAAGAAAAATTACGGAGAATATAGGCGGTAGAGTTAACCAAATCAATATACCGTCACAACTTCAAAATCTATCTGATTATATTAACGGACAAACAGCCGAGTTGTCAGAGGTCGCAAAAGGTATCAGCTCCACAATCGACAACACAAAATACCAACTTGACAGTATAAAAATCACGGAAGATAGTAAAGGAAAAGCACATAAACTTATTGTCGGATTAAGAGATGTTGAAAATAATTTAACATCTGTTATGACAGCAGTAAAAAATTCGCAAGGTGTTTTACAGGTCACAAACTTCGGTGATAATTATAAATTTCCCGTTATAAAAGAAAAAGATTTAACAAAAACTTATCAATACATAGCCGACTACTTAGGTTCGGGTAAAAGAGTTTATGATATACAGAGAGGTCTTGCAAATGTAGTGGCGGAAAACAGTCCCTATATGCAAGTGGGCGATGTTAAAAACACTACAGATAAATTCGGATTAGAGCAGCTATCATTCCGAATGAAAGATACCGTAAGTAATTTTGAGTATTTGGTAAAGGCACAGCAGGACTTAGACGGAATACTTAAAGTTACGGATTGGCAAAGAACCTTTAAACAACCTCAATCAAAACAACTTAATCTTGACGGACAATTATCTGTTCTCACAAAAAATATCAATGGTAGCACAAAAAGCATAGTCGATATTCAGAAAAGTTTTGACAAAATGTTAGACGGTACTGACTATACATTAAAAAATATAGAAAGTACAACAAGAGTTACAGGAGCAGACTCACTTAGAGCTACAATACAAAATGTTACTGATAGTACATTACATAGCATTGATATTGTAAAAGATGTCAATGGTCTTGCAAGGGTTGTTTCACACGATATAAAAGAAGTAGACTCTGTTGATGATATAAATACAGATTTCAGCAGAAACAATATAGGCTTGACATCTGATATGTCAATTACAAAAGCTTCTGACAGAATAGGTGCATTTCTGAATGAAAGATTTGGTGGATATACAAGCCTTTCAACAAATGAAAAAGCAGGCACAATCACAGCAAAATTTGTTGATACAGAGGGATTGGAACAAACTGTCGAATGGGCTAAGCAGCTTAACGGAGAGTTTCTTAATACTAATGTAAGCACTAAACAAGCTCAATCATCAATGGAAACATTCTTTAGTGCTACTAAGAATGAGTTAAAAGGAATAGCGGGTCTGTTTTCAAAGTTCTTTTTAGGACAACAGTTATACAATTATTTTCAACAAGGTATAGACCAAATAAGAGAGCTTGACAAAGCTTTTACAGAATTAAACAAAGTTTCAAACGACAGTATAACGGCACTTAACGCTTTTATTGAGAGGTCTTTTGAACAGTCGCAAAAGATTGGTGTAACAGCTACCGATTTGCAAAATTCAGCAGCAGACTTCCTCCGCTTAGGTTATAATCTTGAAGATGCAAGCCAATTAGCGGAAATTACATCAGTATATAAAAATGTTGCCGATACAGATATAGAAACCGCCTCACAACAGATGATTAGTGCGATAAAGGCATTTTCAGATTTGTATGGCGGTGATGATATTGCAGCCGCACGAAACCTCGCTGATATTTACAATGAAATTGGTAATAACTTCGCAATCACTTCCGAGGGTATAGGTGATGCACTCCAAAGGTCAGCGGCTTCATTGGTTGTTGCTAACAATAGTGTTGCCGAGTCCGTTGGTATGATTACAGCAGCAAACTCAATCGTGCAAAATCCCGAAAGAGTCGGTGCCGCACTGAATGTACTCTCAATGAGATTAAGAGGTGCAAAAGCCGAACTCGAAGAAATAGGAGAAGATACCGAAGGTGTTGTAGAGTCTACATCTAAATTAAGAGAAACAATTTTAGGTTTTTCAGGTGTAGATATAATGAAAGACTCGTCAACTTTTAAATCTACAGCCGAGATTATGAGAGAACTCGGCAATGTGTTTGAAAGCTTGTCAGATGTCAACAAAGCGGGCTTGCTTGAAACAATAGCGGGTAAAAACAGAGCACCAATTGTAGCAGCACTCTTACAGAATGTTGAAACAATGGACGAGGTTATTCAGGCTGCTAATAATGCTAACGGTTCGGCTACTGTCGAGAATGAGAAAATGCTTGAAAGTATTGAAGGACATATTAATATCTTAACAAGTAAGTGGCAAGATTTTTGGCACAACACAATGAATCGAGAACAAATAAACCAAGTTCTTGATTTTGCAGCGGGTATTCTTGACATAACAAAAGGCTTAGGTGCTGTCGGTACTCTTGCAGTTGGAACAATCCTCACAAAAGACATAATGGCATTGTCTAATCCAAAGACAAAGACACAAATAATCGAATTATTCAAATCTATTCAAACAGGTTCGGTTAGTGCAGGAACAGCCGTAAGCAAATTATTCAATTCAGCTCCTATTGAATGGACAACACTTGCCGTAATGGGATTTATAGCGGCGGTCGATGCAGTAGGAACAACAACAGAAGAACATTTACAAAAAGCACAAGATGCTTATGCAGAATACAATTCAATACAAAGTGATTTAACAAATCTACAAAATTCTTTAACGGCAAACGAAGAACAGATTTCAAAGTTGAGAATGCAGGGTTCTCTTACGATTATAGATCAGGGAGAGCTTGACAAACTAAACAATGCAAATGAGTTACTTCGTCAACAAATAAGCCTTAAAGAACAAGCTTCCGACAACAAATTAAGAACTGCCGCAAGCGAAAGTGCAGACGCATTATTATCTAACCAATACACCACAAGAGCAGGACTTATGGCAAAATATGATGTCGCCACAGGAAACGAGTCTATTTTAACACCGTTGTATCAATTCCAAAATTGGCTTGAAAGCAATTTACATATGGGAATAAATGGTGTAAATGCAATAAATATAAGCGATGCTATTCAAGATTATGGTTTTAGATATAGAACAGCGACAGACACCATTACAAGAGATAATTATTTAGGTTATCTTACCGATATACAGGAACAGCTAAGCAATGCACTTGCACAGATAACCCTTGATGACGGTTCAATACTTAAAGGCTATGAAAATGCTGCAAAGCAATACAACCAATACCTTGACTTAATATCAAAACAAACGATGTCGCAAAGTCAGCTCAATGCTTTAAGGGTAGACAATTATCTTAGTGCAAATCCCCGTTCGGCAGAGAGAGAAAACTTTATAAAGTCGACTTTCGGAGCATATCAAAATGTTGCCTCTACTCAAACCGTGGAAGATGTTCAAAAAGGTGTAGATTTCCTATCAAAACTGTATGAAGAAACCGCCTTGCGTAATATTTTAATAGCAATGCAAAATGGTGATTTCAGTAGTATAGGACAAGAAATTGAAAACGGAGCGGAAATAGAAAAACTTGCAGAGGAATTTGGTTTAAATATTGTTGACTTTTTAAGAAGTTATATTGACTTAACAAAAGATACATTTAACAAACAGCAAGCGGAAATAAAAAGCCAAATTGAAAATGTAATTACATCAACTTCGGGCTGGAATGACGAAGCAAGAAAAAATTATGAAAATGCTCAAAAAGAAGCCGATGCAGATTACCGTAGAAGAGTTCAATTCTATGTAGCAACCGCTACTGAAGAAGATTATGTTAACGGCAGATTAAAAGTACCTGATATTCAAAGACAAACCGTTTCTTATCCTGTAGAGGCATTGACAGCCGATGCATTACAAAGACTTGCAGACAATCTGAATATAAGCACCGAAGAAGAATTAAACCGTTTTAAAGCGGCTGTAGAAAGCGTAGATTTTAGCAACGGTAGTAGTTTTATTTGGAATGTTGGTCTTGTAAAACAAGCGTACAATGATTTAGCAAAAACAGCTGAAGAAACAGCGGTAGCCGCAAAAGTACTTGAAGAGACAAAAGGTGCACTCGAAAGTGTGACAAAGGCTTATAGCGAACTAATCTCTATTCAAGAAAGCTATTCCGAGTCGGGCGCTTTAACAGTAAATCAGCTTTACACTTTATTGTCAAATTACCCTGAATATTTGCAATATTTAGTTGACGAAGAGGGTCATATTAACTTAGACACCGAAGCATTACAAAACTTAACAAAAGCTCGTTTGAATGACTATATTATTTCTCTTGACAGCCAAAGACTTGAAACAGTTGACAAGTGGACAGCAGAGAAAAAGGCTATAGACGATACGACAGAGAGTTTAAAGGCATACAATAATGAGTACAAAGAGAGTTACTTAAACAGACTTCGTTCTGCCGTAGAAGAAAAAGGCAAACAATTTGATTGGTCGGACGAAAGAATACAATCGGAGTACGAAGCATTAAGAAGAGATACACTTGCGGAATGGTCGTTAGTTGATAACACAAATATTGCAAGTCCGGGCGGAACAACAAGCCAAAGAAATACAAATACAGAAACAGGCGGAAGAACACCTCGTTCTCCAAAAGCCTATAAACAAAACACAACGGCTTATGATTATGTTGCAACTTGGATAAAAGATGTTGAGTCAACGATAAGCGAATTTGAGGACGGCATTAAAAAGCTCAACACAGATATTGTAGAGGCAATATCAAGAGGCGAATTTGACTTAGCGGAAAAGTTACAGCAAGACAGAGCCGAAAAGTCGGGTGGTTTAAAGGACTTCTTGTCAATGTCGGCTATAGAAGCACGAAACAGAATACAATCATCAATGTCTGAACTGTCGCAAATTGATAGTAGATATAGTGGTTGGTCTGCGGGCGACTTAACGGAAAGCAATTTACTTGCAGAAAAACAACGGCTTGACAATCTAAAACTCCAATATGAAAATCAAGGAATAGATGCTGAAAACAGCGGATTAAGCACTGATGAATTTACAGAAAGTGCAGCCGCAGTTGAAAGACAAGCAAATGCAATAGACAACCTTTATTCATCTGTAAAGGAACTTAATACCTTAGTTGGTAGTAGCAACGGTATGGGTGAATGGGCTGAAAAATATGCTGAAATAGTAAAAGAAGATGCTGAAATTCTTGACGAAATATATGAAGCATATAGCAAATATTACGAAGCTAAGCTCGGTCTACTCAAAATGGACAATGTTGACGATTTAGGCGAGGCGATAGATGCACAACATCATCTAATGGCGATAGCTCACTCAAACGCAGAGGCTTTAAGAGCTATGGGTGTTAGCGAAAATGACGAAAGAATATTCGCTCAACAATCCAATTGGCAACAAGCAAGAGAAAGCATTGCTGAAAGTATAAATAACTTCTATTCCAACAGCACAAGCCTTAACAATACCTTGTCGGGGTTAAGCTCAAACCCCGAAGAACAACGCAAATATATTGAACAAAATATGCAAGCGGCACACATAGCCGCACAAAGGGCAAGAGCTGAATTTGGAGAAGATGTCAAATACATCGGACAATATCAACAAGATTATCAAGACTATGTAAAGCAACTAATTGATACAGACTCGGAGTTGTGGAACAGACGGCTTGAAATTTACAACAACACAGCCGATAGAATAAGCCATCTTCAAAATATGCTTGACAGCGAAAATCCTAATTACTATAAACAAAGTCAGGCATTACTTGTAGAGGGTTCTAAAAATCTCATAGCAGAAAACGACAAATTAATCGAACAAAGAGATAGCCTTGTAGAAAGTTATAAGGATTGTGGTTTTGCAAGTGCAGAAGTAGCGGACGAATATAACAATTTAACTCGTACTATATGGAGCAACACAGAAGCACTACAAGACAACATCGACAAAATAAAAGAGAGTTACAACGAAAGAATTGATATTGCCAACGGTATTCATAGCGAACTGCAAAAAGCTTATGAAGATTATTGGAACAGATTAAAAGAAAACACAGAAAACGAAGTATCTCTACAACAAGAAGCTATCGACAAAAGAAGAGACTCATTAGATGATTTGCTTGACTACTATGAAAAGAAATGGGAGCTTGAAGATAAGGATAATGATAGGCAAGACCGAATAAAAGACCGTTTAGAATTGGTTGAACAGCGAGACGAAATAATGTCTGCGGCTGCAAGCGGTGATTTGGAAGCCATATCAAAGTTAGAGGATATCAACAAAGATATTGCTGATTTAGACGATGAAATTCAAGATGAAGCAATAGAGAATTATCGTGATGCGATGCGAGAGGGTATCAACGATGCCAAAGCCGAACTCGAAAAGCAAAGCGAATTATTGCAACAAGGTGTAGATGCCATTACAAAACAAGCTGATGAAGCACAGAGAAATTCAGCGACTTGGGCGGAAAACATTATGTCGCAGTACGGCTATAATGGTGAGTTTAACCTTAACGGAAGCACCTATACAATAGGTTCCCTAATAGCTGAAATGTTGCAAAACGACAATTCAAATTTAAGCGTGGTAGACCAAAGAAGTTTAAACGATTTACAAAATCAAGCTAACACTATTTCTACTAACGGTGCGTTCAATGCAACAAGTTTAGATTGGGAAACTAATCAAAACGAATTAAACGAAGATATTGTACCTTTAACAAAACAGCTTGCCGAAGATTTAAGCCTTAATACATCTTTAGTGACTGTTGATGAAATGGTGGAGAAGCTTAATTTGACAGAAATGCCCTCTTTGATTAATTCGCAAAATGAATTGTTAAACAATCTTGAAAAGATGATAGCAAGCAACGAAATAGGTGGCTTGCACATAGCGGGAAACCTTATTAATGTCGAAGGTAGCGTAACAAGTGAAACAATGCCTGAATTAAGAACAATTGGAAACGGTATCATACAAACTATCGGAAGACAGTTGTCCGCTTCGGGTGTTGTAAACAGAATAAAATAATTAATTGTGGGCGGATTGAAATATATCCGCCTATATTTATAAAAAAAGGGAGTGTGAAAGGGAAATATGCTTTTATATGGCAATAAATTTTGTGACATAATTTTCGGGTCTGCCAACGGTGGATTTATAGAAGGGTTTAGTTGTATTAGTGTAGAGGGAAATACACCTATTTTCGCAGGCAGTAAGACATTGAGTAAATCAAAGGCTATAAACTCAATGCGATATATAAAAAATAAGTTAGATAGAGAGCCGCTAACATTCACACTGTCTTTTATTAAAAACAATGACAATGAGGAATGGACCTGGAGAGATATAGACTATTTATACAGGATATTTGATGTAACAGACTATACAAAATTATATTTATTTGACGGAAGCGCAGCACAGAGTAATGTCAATCTTACAATGAGCGATTATTACTGCGAAGATGAAACGATAAAGGGCGGTATTCAAACAACAACAGTCCGAAATGGTGTAATTACAGGCGAGAGCGGATATAGAGCGTATTATAATGTTATTCCGCATATAGGTAGTCGAGCCGACTTGATGATTAATGCTCAAAACAAAGGCTATGTTGACATAACTTTTGAAACTGATGCGGGTAATGCTTGGGTTGATATGGAAGTCACATTTTCGGTTGATGAAACATCTATGGCAACACCTTGGTATTTACCTTTACCAAATATAACCAATGTAAGAAACAGCGAGGGGAACTATCGTGTTTATCCGTATGTAAAGGTAGAGATGACAGAGGGCTGCAATTTTGCATCTTTCACAAGTAAAATATATGAAGATAAGTTAATAGAGGAAAACACAGACGGTTGGCTCAATATCAACTTGTTTAATATAGATACAACTAACAGAAGAAACTTTATAGTTGAAATAGACGGAGAGAATAGGCAATACAAATTGAGTTATGAGGAATTACAAAGTGATGATTCGTATAAAAGAGTAGAGGGTGATCCGAGTGATGTTTGGGATTTGACAAGGCTTGACAACGAAGGCGATTTAAGATTTTTGTTTTTAGAGCCGAACGAAACTCAAATTTATCATAGGATTTATCAACATTCAGAAGCTATCAATTATCCGTATTCCGTAACAATCAAGGTTGCAATGCCTGTAAATATTGGAGGATTGTTATACGATGAGCAACAATAATTTTTATTATCAAATAACATTGTGTAAAGGCAATTTCAAGCCTGCGTACAATATAAACCCTAATAAAATTGAGTTTACAAAAAGGTATAGAGATTATAATAGTTTAACATTTACAATATCAAGAGAAGTATGGGATATCAACACACAAAAAACAATCGTTAATCCTGCTTGGGAATATTTACAGGCGGGGCAGATTGTGTTATTGGAACAGTATAGAGGTTCTGAACAAATATATTCGGAATATTTTGTAGTGCAATCACCACAAAAAGCGGACGGCAGCCAAAACATAATAAAAACAGTGGAGTGTATACCGTATCACCAAAGACTGTTTAACAAAACTATTCTTAACGGCTACAACGATACAAGAAAACTGTTTGACTTTAAATATACAATGAGTGATGACGGAGAAATTACAATACTGAAAGATAGTAATGGTTATCCTATTCCCGTTGAATACGAAGCAAACAAAAGAAACGAAGGCGGAGTTTTAAACTATGTATTAGAAAACTGCTTAAAAGGCAACTTCAAAGATGTGTCACTCAATAATGAGTGGAAAGTCGTTTATTTTGACGAGGGTTTATTTAATGAGATTGATACAGAATTTACCCCTAATGCAATAAATACAATCTTGTTTGGTAGAGGTTGTTTTGTTACAGGTGACGAAGATTTATATACAATAACTTATGGTGAACCTATATATATCAATGACAACGAGCAAGAAACAGCCACAGTTGGAGATACATTCAAGCTCAAATACGGTATTGCTCCGCATTGGTATTCAAACAACACAGATGTAAGTCCTATATGGAAAAATTGGTCTGATACGATAGCCGACTTTGATTCATATAAATATTTAAGTAATTCTGTAAAGGTATCTTATGACAATTACAGAAATGAAATACAAGCACTTATGGAAACAGTTGGAAACTATTGTTATCAAAGCGTTGCTACATCTGAAAAGTGGCTTTATACGAACCTAAGAAAAGATGCATATTTAGGAAATGAATTGATTGACATAATTGAACAAATAATGACAGACTTGAAAGCTATAATGTCAATATTTATGTCAATTACAAATATTGAGAATGACAACGATGCCGTAATGTATGAGCAGGCAACACTTGACTTTTACAATGAAGTATTTTTGAAAATGTATAATCCGTTGTTGGTATTCAAGAAAGCAACAGGAAGAATAAAATACAGACAGCTTGAAATCACAGAAAATCTCACAAATGCTTTTGATAAATTTGCCGATAGCTACGAATGTGTTTTTTTGTTTGATAATGTAAAGCGTGAAATATCTATCTTTGCAAGAAATAACGCTTATATTAATCACAAAAAGAATATTGTATTAAGTGACCGAAATTGGCTGCTTAATTTTCAAGAAAACAGAGATGTTGAACAGGTTGTTACAAGATTAAGGATTAAAGGAAAAGATGATTTAACAGTTGCTTCCGTAAGTCCCAACGGCTTGCCTTATATTGACAATTTTACAGGTTTTATGTCAAGGGAATTTATGTCGCCTGCTTTAATCAATGCACTAACTAAATATAACGAATTGACGGCAGACTATCTGAATACAACAACAAATCTTGTATATACAATTTACGACAGCGACACACCGCAAGGTTGGGAAAGAACCATTGTAGGAGTGACATTTGGTGAATTATGCGATATGAGAACAACCGCATTAGAGGAATACAACAAGTATAAAGTGTTTTGGGACGAATACACAGCGGTACAAGACGAAATAGATGTATTGGAACACAAGGAGTCGGAAGATTATTATGGAATATCTATGTCAGCATATCAAGACCACATAGCTTCTATAATGACATCGGCAGGATTGGTTGAGTATAGGCAAAGCGGCTATGTATATAACGAAGCCGACTTAGAGTACGCATATAAGACAGCCAAAAGCAAATACGAGTCCATAAACAGTACAATAGCAAGATTACAGAGAGCCTTTACATACGAAAACATTGTTGACGAGAACCAAAATGCCGTGTTCAATGAAAGTTTGTTGTCTGAACTGAATGAGTTTATTTATGAGGACATATACGAAATAAGCTCCTTGACAGATGCTATGAGTCTATATAAATACGGAGTGCAATACATTGAGTATTTGTATCAAGTACCAATAACTATAACGGCAAATCTTATTGATATTTTTCAAAGAAACAGTTTGTCTGATTATTGGAAAAGATTTAATGCTATAGGCGATTATGCGGTAATAGATTATCCCGATATGGGGTATAACTATGTAGACTTTAGAGTGCTTGAAATCAATCACAGCGTAGATACTTCAAGTTCAACATTGACGGTCACATTAGGAAACAAAGAGGAATTAATAAATAGCTTACAGAGCATTACTCAAAATGTTTGGAGTTACACATACAAAAAGACACAAGAAATAGAGAATTACACCAAATCTTGGAAAGAATACTCTACAAAAATGCAAGAATTACTCCGTGAGGGTGAAGACATAGAATTATCCTCTAATCCTATAAAAAAGTCAACGGGAACAGTAGTAATAAATTCAGCGGGAGTTGTGCCGAGCAAGCAGAGCGGAAACAAGATATATGCACTTGATGACGGCTTGTATTGTAAAGGTGACGGTTCAAGCGGAGAAGAAGTAAAACCCGAAGATGTTATAACAAGCATTGCAACATTAGCGGGATTTGAGTTACTTGATGCAGTCGAAACAAATTTATTGCCTTACTTATGTCACACAGATTGGCGGTATGACACAGCGACAAAAAAGTTTATCAATAACGGTACAGGGAATATTATACCTCTTAACACCATTGTTGAATACAGACCTTACACAACAATAAGCGACTATTTATATAACGCACACTATAGCAGATATACAGCGGCACAAGTCTATACAACAACAAACACCGAAGACTTAATTATTGACGGAAAGCAAGTTTATTTTGTTACTATTACAGGTCAAGAAAATCCCTATACCTTAATGACTTACACAAATCCTGCGACTATATACAATACAAGTTCGGGAGCAACAAGCGAAACATTTAAAGTAAAGGTTGTAAAAGAAGTTACTGATATCATTAGAGCACAGTTGAGGTTTACAAGGTTCAACAACGATGCAAGACCCACACTGTCTTTGTCAAGTGAGAATACAACATTCGATATAGTTCACGATACAAACGGAGATTATCAAACAGACTTAATAAAATCAGACGGGAATGTTAAAAACGGCTTTTCTATTTATCGTGACGGAATAAATCTCAATCAAATGTATACAAACGATTATCAATCTGCAATGCGACCTGTTGTAGTGGTTGATACGACATCTGATACAGAGGTAGACAATGCACCTATAGGCTCAATTATTTTAGTGAGGACATAAGATATGGCAACGATAAGTATTAATACACCACAACAATATATCACGCTTATTTCAGGCGGTTATCCGAGCGGAACAAGCGAAGAACATTTAATAGCCAACATAACCGCTGATTTGGATTTTGGGCAGATAGCCGACCTTAGCAGCGTTTTTAATGCGGGTTATTCTTATAACAACCCAAACCAATATACAGAATTAAACGGCAACGGACACACATTGAAAAATATAATTATATACAATGTTGATGATTATTTTGGCTTTGCTGTATTCTTTAGTATCAATAATGTCAAGTTTGAAAATTGCCGTATACAATACGATGCAAGATATTCAAGCACATTTGTTTACTGTTTTTCAGATATTTATAAATTTGTTTGGGGTGCAAGTTGTCAAATAATAACCACAGACCCTACAAGTAGCTTAGTGTATTGTGGCGGAAAGATATTAGAGTCTTGCGTTTGCGGTTTAATAAATATAACTGACTCGGATTGGCAATTAATAGAAGCAAATGTAGTAGAGCGTTGTTTTACCGCTACTAATATAACAACTACGGGAGCATTGAGAATTTTCAATACAGGAAATCTGTTTGATTGTTTCAGCCGTAATGTCATAAGCGGAGTAACGACATATCGTTTTGTGAACGGTACAAACTTATGCTTTAACTACAATGCTGACACTTTTACCTCTACACCGACTACTTGCATAGGTATATGGGGCAGTGATGTTAATGGTATATTTGAGAGTTGGTATGACAGCACGAATGTTCCCGATACAACAGGCTTAACTTGCTATGCTATGAGTACAGCAGATTTGAAAAACAGTAGCGTATTGCTACAGCACGGGTGGGCGATAGGAGTATGACAGTAAGAAATAAACACGAATTAAAAATCGGTGCAAGAGAGTTGTTTTTACTAAATAACAACAGTTTAACTCCATATACATATAGTCAAGATACAATCAATAATTTACCTATAGTGTTTTTAAAGGACTATTATTTAGAATGGGTTGAGTTCAGTTGTAAGCCACCCGCAAGACCCGAGGGCTACGATGAAGAACAATATATTGAATATTGTGCGGCAAACAAGTATTATTTAGCGGTTCGTGTAAACGGCAGACTTCACGAGTTTACTTATGATGATAGAACACTCCCATTCAACGAAAGTCCGAGGGTATATATAAGAGATACCATACCAAAAGGCGGCTCTATTACAGTAATCTTTAGCTATCAATCTCATAGTGCTTCTTGGAATATTATGTATACGCAAATGAGCACACCTGTAAGCGATACAGATGCCTATCCATATCCTTTAACAGACGGGTACGAGGGCTTTATTCTCAATCCTAATTGGGAAAACTCTGTAGCTTTGACGGGTAGTTCGGGCTATGTTGTCGAACAAATAAATAAATGGACTACAGATAGCGGTTATCATAGCAACGGCTATCTGAATATTATTGACAATAATCCCGTTTTAAATGATTGGAATTTCTTTGAAAGAGATAGTATGCACCGTTTCCCTGTTAGTTGTTGGAAGCAAGAACAAGGGATAAACGACCTATATCATTTCATTTGGTGGTATGAAAATAAACCGCCAAAAAATGTGAATATTTATGTAAAGGAACTTGACGAAAACGATAATCCTGTATTGACAAATGTAACAGCATTTGAGAAAGTCGCAGCCGACAACGAGCAAGGATACACACTAAGATTTTTGCAAGCAAATGTATTAGATCCATACTAAGAAAGTGAGTTGATGTTATGGCAGAAATATTAAAAAGACTTATTAACGATGAATGGTGTAAAGGTGCCGCAATCAGAGCAACAAAAACATTTTTTCAGACATTTGTTGCGACAATAGGCACGGCTGTTATGCTTAGTCAAGTTGATTGGAAAGCGGTAATCAGTGCATCCGTTTTGTCGTTTATATTGTCTATTGCAACATCTTTAGCGGGAATACCCGAAGAAAAAATCAAAAAAGAGGAGGAATATTGAAATGGGAGCATTACAAGGAAGAGTGTTTTTTGCAAACGGAAACAGGAACACAGACCATAAAGAATACATAGTTAGCACCGAAACAGAAGTGTTTATGTTACCCACTCAAACAAAACTTGCTACAGGCTATTTTGAGGGCGATACTTCTTTTGACGGACACGCACAAACAGGTAGTATTTGTTTTGTAATCAATAAGGTAAACGGCAAATCAGAGCCTATAATTTACATACTCGACAAAGACGGTTGGGTGCCTATTGACAAAGAGGCAACAGGCGAAAGTTCGGGTGTAGTTACAGGTAAGCTTGGCGATGAGGTTTATTTTATTCTCGAAAACGGTAATTTGACGGTTTACGGGCAAGGCGGAACTTACGACTTTTCATCAACACCCGAAGTATTAGCTGACTATACGGAAAACATAACGCAAATCAATGTTATCAAAAATGTTACAACATTAGGCAATAATGTGTTTAGCGGACTGACTAATGCAACAAAAGCTAACATTGCTGAAACAGTTACATCTGTTAGTTACACAGCATTTGACGGTGATAGCGTTGAGATTATGTTTGAGGGTAAAGGGATAAGCGATGATTACAATTTTGTTTTGAATTATCCCTATGGCACAAGCGGAGACATTAATTTTGAAAATTCGGAAATGACTTCGACTATAGCTATTCCTATAGGGGAAAGTGCTTATTTTAGAGAATACGACAACAAAGTAATTGTATTTTATGGAACAGGAGCTACAACAGGTGGTGTTGGCTCAAATTACACCGCACAAGATGTTGTAGTTTGTAAAGGAATTACAGGCTTCGGAGGTATGACATTTGCCAATGCTTCGGGATATATAACAAATTTTATAGCAAGCGAGGACTTTGTAACAATAGGAAATCAAGCGTTTACAAGTGCAGATTTTAGAGATGGATTTGTAGTGCCTAATTCCGTAACAACTATTGGCAATCAAGCCTTTACAGCTTCGAGATTAAAAAGTATCACAATTCCCTCAAGCGTTACAAATATTGGGGAAAAAGCATTTGCGGGTTGTTCATCTTTAACGACAGCAAACATACAAGCAAATATAACCACTATCCCCTTAAATATGTTTGTTTCTTGTTCTGCTCTTAAAAATTTCGATATACCAAATGGGGTAACAACTATTGGCGAAGAAGCATTTACAGGTTGCAATAGCTTAGAAACAGTTAATATTCCGTCAACGGTTACAACTATATCTAAAGGTGCTTTTATAAGTTGTATTGGTCTAACATCAATTGACATACCGTCATCAGTTACAAATATTGGAGATTATGCTTTTGATTGGTGTAATAATTTAACAACAATCAATATTGACAAGCTCGAAGGCACTGTAGAGGGTGCTCCTTGGGGAGCTGTTAACGCAACAATAAATTGGAAAGAGGAGGGATAAGATGAAAGGTAGAATTTTATCTGTTGGCGACAAAGCGGGTATCGGTAATTATATCTATATTGTATCTACAAAAGCCGTACTCGAAATGTTGCCCACTACAAAAAGCAAGTCAACAGGATTGCTTGCGGGGCTTTCGGAGTTCACTAATATACCGAGAGTTGGTTCAGAAGCTATTATTATTAACGGCGGTAATATGCTTCACGCAGTATTGAGAGAAGATATGTGGGATATAGACGATAGTGATGAGTATGCAGCTATGTCTTATGATGATTTGAATTATTGGCAATACGCTATTTGTTTAAAGGCAAACAATCATCAAAACAGAAAGACTTATCAATACACTGTCGACACTGCAACAGAAATAGCATATTTACCTACTATTACAACAAAAGCAAGCGGAACATTTGCAAACAAAGCGGAGTTTGAGAAAAAGCCTACTCTCGGTTCTCTTGCCGTTGTAAATGACGATACATCAATGTATGTATTAGACTCTACAGGTTGGGTACAAATAAGCAAGGGTGTTGATATGGAGTTACTCAACTATGCAAGGAACAAAATAAATACAAGCGACTATGCAACAATCGACTATGTGAACAATATGATAGAAGACTTAGGCTTGAAAGTAGTTAACGGAGCACTAAATATAGTATATACGGAGGAATGATTATGAGTACAATTACAAAGCCAATTTTTTTAGATAGCACAGGACAAGCAATAGCAGAGGGCATACAAGCAATCGCAAACAGCAAAGCGGTAAGCAACTTCAATCATAACAGCGTATGCCGTGACGGTGTGGAGTTGACAGACAAGTACACCATAGCACAAATTTTAAGCAAGGTACAAAGTGGGGATTTTGAGGATATTTACGTGGGTGACACGATAACTGTAAACATCAACACTTCTCTTGGTGGTGCAGAACAGGTTGAGCTGCTTGTGGCGGGTATAAACTCATTCGGTGCTGATATGGTTATCTGGGATAGCGAAAACGATGAGTATGACGGAGCGAAAAGAAACCATTTAGCACTCATCGCAAAAGATTGTTTGAAAACAGCAGCGAGAATGAACGCAACAAACACAGCGGAAAACGGATATTATTCAAGCGAAATGGCTACCACCACTTTGCCGATATATCTTAATGCGTTTGAGGAAGTTTTCGGTATAGACAGAATTTTCGCTCCCTATAATTTGATTTGTTCAAACACGGATTTTACAAAAGATTCTATAGGCAGCGTGAGATACTATGAGAATGATTATACTTGGTATAGCGAAGATGATTGGGCGGACGGTGATAACAAGTTTAAAATGCAGTTGATGACGGAGCAGGAAGTGTACGGGCAGAACATCTACAATCATAGTTATGACGGATGTAATTATGGTGGGTTAAGGAAACAATTGCCGATTTTTAGATTGCGACCTGATTATATACAATGCGGCAGAGGATATAAAGGTACGGCAAGTAGCAGGCAGTGGTATTGGCTTCAAGATGTCGCCGATTCTGACGGCTTCTCGGATGTCAACGACGACGGCTATTGCGGCGACGGCGGTGCTTCGTATAGCTATGGCGTTCGTCCGCTTCTATACATCGGCTAATCCGCACCCCTATACGGGGTGCGATAAATAAAGATAGGAGGAATATATATGAAATTTGAATACGACAACATAACGGGTACGGTCGAATACAAGAACGGCAGATACTATGGAGAATACGACGGAAAAGAGGTTAATCATAAAACCTATGAAACGTTTATGAACAGGCATTGGGTACATAAGAAAAGTTTAGAAGAAATTGGCGTTGAAGTGGAACCCCGCCAAGGCGGTGATACGGTATGACTTTATTTGAAATGTTATTACAACAATATCTTTCACAACAAAAACCTGAACCGATACCTGACGGCAACGAAATAAAATATTAGAAAGGGAGGTGTTTTAATGGCTAACAAGTTATATGAAGAGTCGGCTATACAAGCAATAGCGAACTCTATCCGAGCAATAAACGGCAGTTCCGACACATATACGGTTGCGGAAATGGCTCCAGCTATTATTGATGCAATCCCGACCGAAACGGCAAGTGGCAATCCCATCCACATAACCGATGCCGCGAATTCCCCCGCGGAGAGTGTGGTTACGACACTTGAACCTGTGCAGGATTTACATGGTTATGACAAGCCATGGCCTGCGGGGGGTGGGAAGAATTTGCTAAACGACAGTTTACTTGTACGGCAAACAACAGGTTTGTCAAATAGATTGAGATGTAATTTGTTTGCCGTACAAATGAAACAGGGTGATAGTTGCGTGCTGTCATTTGTTGGAAATAATATACAGTGTGTAATTGCTATGGCTAATACCGCTCAACCTCCATCAGACCCTGGTGAATATCCGCCGATTGTTACAGGGACCGATTCGGGATGGCAAAATAGCGGATATGTATATACTGCAAGTGTTGATGGATGGATTACATTAGGTTTCAGGAAATCTGATGACTCCACTATCGTACCTGCTGATGTATCAAATCCTCAACTCGAACTCGGTACCACAGCAACCTTCTACGAGCCTTACTCAAACATCTGCCCCATAACAGGACATACGGGTGTGGAGTTGAAGCATAGCGGAGCAGATACATCAATTTACGAAACCCACGCTGTCACATTCCCGCAGGCACAAAGTCCTGTTTATGGTTGTGAGGTCGATTGGGTGAATGGGGTATTGAGGGTGACGGAGGTTAGTGCAATTTATGACGGAAGCGCAGATGAAAGCTGGTCTAATAGAACAGCGGGAAGCGCCAATCTATTTGAAATATTAATATACGACATGAATATCCCTCAGTCACAATTACAGATAGGAAAATGCAACCTTTATCCATGGTTAGTAACCCTAACCACAGATAAAACCTATCGGCTGATGAAATTTACATTATCGGTGCGTTATGACGGCATCACATTGACAGAGTGGAAAAACATGCTTTCAGAAACTTCATTGCAAATAACTTACCCACTCGCAACCCCAATTGAAATCCCACTCACCCCCGAAGTTATAACTTTGATTAAAGGCGAAAACAACGTGTGGACGGATGCGGGCACGAACGAAATCGAGTACAAAGTCGACTTGCAGAGTTACATTCAAAAGCTGATTGACGAGGCAAGCGCACAGGCAAGCGCACAGGCAAGCGCACAGGCAAGTGCTTTGAGCGTTAGTCCGTTGTCGCTTGGCAGGAGTACGGCTGTATCAACTGACGGAGAGAGCGAAGAAGCCGAGAAATTGCCTGTTGATGAGGTTGAAAGCGTTGACGAAGCGGACGAGGTAGAGGAAGAGCCCGTTGAAGAAGATACCGAGGCAGAGCCGATTGAAAGTGAAATTTGGGTAAAAGACCCTGATGTGGAAGAGGTTATATACAAGCCGATAGACGTAACAGAACCCGA